CGCAATTTCAGTCAAACAAAAAACGCCCAGGTCGTTAAGATCTGAGCGTTCCGTATTTGTCACTATATTGCGATTATTGTTATTATATTATTCTCTTATATTGATACTCTATTCTCTCTTCTTCGGGTAGTAACTGGTAGTAACAGAGGAGGGGTTACAGGGGAGGAGATGGGATAACGTATCCACAATGCAAATATTTCCATAACATGCGGGATACATTGCCCCACATCATCTCGCATCGTCTCTCGTTTTCTGACGTTCCCGGTGTCTGCCGTAGAATTCCATTGCAGCAGCTATATAGTCCTCACGTTTTGACATCGGCAAATCAGGGGGAAACAGCCTGCTGAACCGATCCCCCCTCAGCACTATCCTCTCCTTCTGGTTGCCTTTCTGCTCCATCATGATAGCCTCTATCGCTTCAGGCGTGAGCTTTTGTTCTTCGTAAAGCCTCCTCATTCGTTTTGCCTGCTCATGAGTAGGAGTACATTGCTCCATCTCGATCGCCTCAAGTACATCACGCTGCCTGTGGCCAAGGTACGAAAGCTCAACTGCTGGCCTGATTCCTATCTTGCCTTCATCGACTAAATCAAGTAGTTCCGGAATAAGCTCAGTGATTTTCAGATAACGCTGAACCTGCTTGGCGCTGTCTCCGAGTTCCTTCCCCGGGTGTCGGAGCTGGGAATCCAGATTTTGGCATCGCTCGGAGTAGGGCTGATAAATGCCCTCCCGACCATAATCAGCACGATTCCGACCATCATCGGCTCATACATCCAATTTATGGTGGGCATGATTCCGCTATTTGTGGAGCTGGGAACAACATTGCTCACAGCCCTGATCAGCGATGACAACCTCAGCACTATCATCACGACCCTTGTCATGACCATCCCGACCATCACCTTGGCTTTGATTGGTGCTTTGGTCTCGGCTACTCCGGCATTTGTAGAGGCTGGGTTCAATTTGCTGGTCGCTCTTGTGACCAATACGCCAGGCATCATCAGCTCTCTTTTGAGTGCGATTGGGCAGATCACGGATTCGATTTTGATGGAGCTTGCCAATTTGATAGTCAAATTTGAGGACATTGGCGGTCAGATCATGCAGGGACTGGCTGATGGTATTGTCAATGCAGGCGATGCAGTGGTCAGCACAGCCAAGGGAGTCCTTGAAAAGATACCGCAGGGAGCGAAAGACCTTTTCCAGATCAACAGCCCCTCGAAGCTTTTTGAGGGCTATGGCGAATACATCGACATGGGACTGGCAATGGGTATCTCCAGCAATGCGGACATACCGCAGAGCGCAATGGAGTCAATGGCGCAGGATGTATCGACATCGTTCGTGCCTGCGAATAACTCAACCACCAACATCGAAAACAACAGCTCGAGCGGTGGGGACATCGTGATTCCTGTCTATATTGGGCAGGAGCGAATCGATGAGATCATCGTCAGCGCAACCAACAGAGTCAATTACAAGAGCGGAGGGCGGTCATGAGATCAATGAAGCTGTATTTTAATGGTGAAGAGGTCGCCCTCTTAAAAGGCTCTTACAAGCTGAATTATACCGATGTGGAATCCCTCAACAAATCCGAGGCAGGAACGACCATTCGGGAAATGATAAGGGAGGGCGTGCTGAAGATATCCGTGTCAACTTATGCGGACGATGAATGGGTGCAGAAGTTCAGGGCATACAAGGCTCTGGACTCGCTCACCGTCAAATATTACGACCCTGCGGCACTCGATTTTGTCGAGTTCGAGGGATATATCACCAACTTCGCCTGCGACCTCTACAAAGGCGATGTTGACGATTCCGAAAACTACGAAAATAAGACATTCTGGACGGTTTCTTTCGACATAGCAAGCTATTAAGGAGCGACTATGTACAACGTATCACAGGCATATCAGACCGCAGAAACCAAGGCGGTTAAACAATTCAAAGTGCGAGGCAAATGCTGTGGGATTGATTACACTGCTGCCGACATCCTCAAAGGCTCTTTGACGGTATCGCAGCAGGCATCAGCTCCCACAGAGATCACCCTCGGGGCGGTTTACATCGGACAGCTTACCGCAACCTTCCTCAACATGCCGATTGCGCGGAACAGCTGGGTAGGCGGCACGATCACACTGCAGGTGGGACTGAAGCTTGCAGGCGGTCTGTATGAGTACGTTCCCGTGGGAACATATACCATCGCAGAGGCAAAGCACAGCCGGAGCGGTGTTGAGATAGTCGCATACGACAACATGAGCAAGTTCGACAGGCTCTTGTCGTTCAGCACTTCCTACGGCACACCATACGAGCTTCTGACGGCTATCTGCGCCTCCTGCGTGGTCGAGCTTGGAATGACCGAGGAAGAGGTGGAAGCCCTCCCGAACGGCACGAGAACGCTCGGAATATATGCAGAGAACGACTGCCAGACATTCCGGGACCTGCTCTCCTGGATAGCTTGTACGACCTGTTGCTTCGCTACGATAGATAGGCAAGGGTATCTTGTTCTTCGTCCGTTCTATGGCACAAGCGTGGGGACTTTTGACGACACCAAACGCTTCACAGGATGCAAGTTCAGCGATTATATCACCAGCTATGCAGGCATCACGGTCAATGACCTGGATGAAGGCGGAACAAGGACATATACCAACGGCAAGGCAGGAGTCACGCTTGACCTTGGCGACAATCCCCTGATGCAGTATGGCGTGGATGTGACCTTGGATGCCATCGGCAACGCTATCGCATACGCTCTGACGGATGTGGAGTATGTGCCGTTCGAGGCGACAATGCTGATCGGTGTGGAATTTGATCTGGGCGATGTGCTGACCATGACGGATGGTACGGCAGGGACATCATCGTCCTGCATCGTCCACAGCATCAACTGGACTTTCGACCGTGGATGCTCCCTGAAAGGCTACGGCTCTAATCCCGATGCAGGACAGGCAAAATCCCGGTACGATAAGATGATTTCCGGCATGAAAGGGAACAAGGCAGACGAGATCAAGTATTACGTTTTCCAAAATGCCGGACAGTACAACATAAGCGATGGCGAGAGAGAAGAGATCCTGTACATCAATTTTGCCACCGTAAAGGGCGGATACATCATCTTTCAGTGCGAAATCCATGCAGCGGTGGATGGCGAAATCACATTTTACTACCGACTGAACGGTGCAGCCCTTGATTTTGTGCCGATCGAGACATTTACGACAAGCCATGACCCTCACATCATCAATCTGTTCCTGCCATACAAGGCAGCGGCTAACACGGTCTATGACCTGTACCTGATTGCAGAGATGGCAGGCGGTGACTGTTTCATCGACATCGGAAACCTCCGGGCGATGGTTTACGGACAGGGCTTGGCGGCTACGGACGAGTGGAACGGTGTAATCGCTATCGATGAAGACATCAGCCGAGTGGCTCTTGACAACCTGGCAATCGTGGCAATCAGCGATGCAATGACCTTTGGTGCTAACGAGCCTACAGCCGAGAGCTTCAGCCAGAACATCGGAATCATCGGACTCGATGACATAAGCGTAGTTCCTTTTGATGCTTCCGTGGCATTCAACAGAGATACGGCTGACAACTACACATGGGACGGCTTCGGTCAGGAATGCTCTGACTGGGACGACGCAAAGAATAGATTCGTATGGGGATAAAAGGAGGATGCCATGAGAATCAAAGGACATACAGAGATACAGCTGACAGATGTCAGGACTGGCAAGGTCAAGACCTTCCACGATGATAACATGATGACCAACGGACTCGCAGAGTTCATGAAGAATCACGGGATGCTCTGTGGCACACCGTTTACGGATGAGGTCAAGAACGACCTTATCAACACGCTTTTGGGCGGTATCCTGCTATTCGATACCGCTCTCACGGAGAGTGCAAGCAACACAAGGCTGACGGACGGAATCAAGATGACGGCTAACGCCTGTCATGGTGTGACCCATACAGGAGACCCGACAGAGCTGGGAAGCTATGATGAAAATGAGAGCGGATGGCAGAATGCTGCGCATACAGTCTACCGACATGTGTTTACTTGGACGACCTCGCAGGGAAATGGACGGATAGCGTGCGCCTGCCTGACAAGTAAGCCTCACGGCTACATCGGAGAGGGGAATAGCACAAGCGGTCTGAATATTACCGACAACAGCATAAAAAGAGATACCTACGGAAGCAGCGTAGATATTGGAAGCAGGGAGTGGGCATATTCCGAGCATATGTTTATGCTCCTTGACAACGTGGCATATTACCTCAAGATTGATACATCAGCACAGACTATCACCATATCCAAGGTACACGTTACCGATACGGAGTGCGACCTGCGTGATGTAAGTGATTTAACAACCGCACAGCTTGAAGAGGTGGCTGTGCTGAATAATCCTGTGGGGACAGCTAATCTTGTTCAGTTTGACACTTGCTCTTGCCGAGGGCTGT